GTTTGCTCGGCTCTCAGGAGTTCGCAAACGTCTGTTGGGTGTCGTGCGTCCGACCCCCGTTGTCGACCGGGTTGATTATCCTGGTTTGTACAACGGGCGCAAACGCGGCATCTACCAGCGTGCGTACGAAAGCCTCATGATCCGGGCTGTTAATCGTCGCGATGCGTGGGTGAACACTTTTGTCAAGGCTGAGAAGGTCAACTTTAGTGCAAAAGTTGACCCTGCTCCGCGTGTCATACAACCAAGGTCTCCTCGATACAACTTGGAGGTTGGGCGGTACCTCAAGTTGTTTGAAAAGGAGCTTTACAAGGGGTTTGCCCGTGTGTGGGGCTACCCTGTTGTCTTGAAGGGTTTGAATGCTCATGAGGTCGGTTCGCAGCTTGCTGCGCACTGGGCAGCTTTCGACAGGCCGGCGGCCGTTGGATTGGATGCCTCTCGTTTTGACCAGCACACCTCGGTTGCTGCGTTGCAATGGGAGCATTCGGTCTACAACGCCGTTTTTGGCAGCCGTGAGCTAGCCCGGTTGCTGTCTTGGCAGCTGCAGAACCATGGAGTAGCCCGAGTGGAGGGCTATCGGGTTGACTACGACATCGACGGGTGCCGTATGAGTGGAGACATCAACACCGGGCTTGGCAATTGTCTGCTCATGAGCAGCATGGTTATCGCCTATTGTGAGGACCAGGGGATTTCATTCCGCCTGGCCAACAATGGCGATGATTGCGTGCTGATCGTTGAGACAGCCGATCTGCCCCGCCTTGGGGGGTTGGATGCCTGGATGCTGGACTTCGGGTATACCCTCACCCGGGAGGAGCCAGTATTCGTGCTCGAGCAGGTGGTGTTTTGCCAGGCGCAGCCTGTGCTCACTTCCACCGGCTGGCGCATGGTGCGCGATCCGCGTACCGCCATGAGTAAGGATACTGTGTCACTCCTTGGTTGGGCTACTCCCGCGGAGCTGGCAGCCTGGGCGCACGCGATTGGTTCGTGTGGCCTATCACTCACTACCGGGGTTCCTGTTTGGGAGGCGTGGTACAACCAATTGGCTTCGTTGGGGCAATCTGCGCCACAGGGGGTGGAGGCCGCCATCTGGGATTCAGGGCTTGGATACATGGCCAGAGGTGTCCCTGCAGGCGAGGTGACCCAGGAGTCCAGGTATAGTTTTTACCTGGCTTTTGGAATCACCCCGGACCTGCAGGAAGACCTGGAAGCCTGGTACTCTGAGCCGCTGTCCGTCGGTGACCCCACTCCCATGACGTATCCCCACGTTAAGAGCATTGATATTGATTCCAACCCTTTGGCAGCATGGTTAAGTCTCGCAAGACGTATGGCAACCCCCCTGTGAAGGGCGGGGTTCGGCGGAGGCGCACCACAGGAGTGTCGTCTAGTTCCAGGTCGGATTCATCCACTATTAGGTATTCAGCTATTGGTGACTCGGTCACTGTGCCCGCGACTGCCCCTTTGATCGGGAATCCTGCTCGTCATTTTATACCCGGCTACGCTTCCGGGTTTGCGAATGCCACAGGTCCCGACCTTGTTGGGTATTATAGTACCGGCAAGTTCTTGCCTGGTACTCGCATTCGCTGGGAGCCTAGTGTGTCCTTCACTACGCCAGGCCGGGTGTTTGTTGGGTTCACGGACAACCCTGAGGTCATTTCGCAGCTCGAGGGACTCCGTGGCACCAACCGCACCACTTATGCTTCACGCGTCAAGGGTCTCTCCACTGTTATTTCCTTTCCAGTATGGCAGGAGACAGAGGTGGATTTCCCTATGAAGATGCGGCGCAAGCGGTTTGACATCAATGAGACCGTGGACCTCTCCGACTCCAATGTGGTCGACAGGAGTGTCCAGGTTTCGATGTTTGCTTGCATCGAAGGGGCGCCAGCTAGTACTGATTGTGGGTCGTTCTGGTTCCATGATGTCGTTGATGTGGAGGGCATCCACCCCCAGCTCACCTGAGTAGGATCAGCTCTGCTAGCATTCACCTTTTCCGCGGGACGTCACACCACCGTTGGGGAACGGGGCCCTGGGCAACCATGGTGTGGGGGACTGGGTGGAGTTTGTCGCAGAGGGTACCGGGTCTCATGCCTGCGAGGGCATGGGGGGCAC